GCAAGACCAACATCAACATCGTGATCAACCCCGGCGCCAAGCCCGACGATCAGATGAATAGCGGCATGCCTCCCATGCCCCCCGGCCTGCCTCCCCGCCCCGCTGGCGGCATCCCCGTCCCCATGGGTATGCCCCCCGCTGGCGGAGCGGCCCCGATGCCCATGCCGATGCCTATGCCCGCGCCTGCACCCATGGGCGGCGGCATGCCCCCCATGGCCCGCAAGGCCGGTGGCAAGGTCTACAAGTCCTACAAGGACATGGACGCGGGCGCCGGTTCGGGCCTCGGTCGCCTTGAGAAGACCGAGATCCAGAAGCGCAAGGCGTAAACAATTCGCAGGCAGATCGGTACTGCCTGCGGGTAACGGGACGGCTGGTTTGACCCCCTCTACCAGCCGTCCCACTTACATCGAGGGGGAGCAAAGAGGGGTCTATGCTTACGCTCAACACGCTCTTTGAGCGTGAACTCAAGAAATTAATCGCATCAGCCGTGGAAGACCGGAAAGATAACCTTTCTACAGGCTTGGCAACGATTGATTTCCCAACTTACAAACACCAAGTAGGAATTATAGCTGGCCTCCGCATGGCTCTTGAGATGTGCGACGAGGCGGCGACGGTCTGTAACCGCGAGGAGCGCGGCCAGTAAAGGAGGGGGTCTACATGTCCAACGTATCCGCACACCACAACATCGCAATGCTTCACGAGGCCGACCCGAAAGAAAAGCTTCTGGAAGAACTTGGCGACATCAGCAAAGTCGAGTTGCTGAACACTCAAGTCCTTGTCGCCGTCTACATCCGCCCCGAGAAAACCAAGGGCGGCATCATCATGACCAGCAAGGCCCGTGACGAGGACCGCTACCAATCGAAAGTTGGCCTAATCCTCAAAACCGGGCCCTCCGCATTCGTCGATGAGGACGGCAAATGGTTCTCCAACCTTGACCTGAAGGCTGGCGACTGGATCGTTTTCCGCCCCAGCGACGGGTGGAACGTCACCGTGAATGGCGTCCTGTGCCGGATGTTCGACGACACGGCGATCCGCGCCCGCATTCCGCACCCCGACAACGTCTACTGAGGAAAATCCCATGTCAGACACTGAAAACAAGGTCGAAGACGACGCGAACGACGAGATTGAGGTTGTAGAAGTCGAAAATCCGCCTAAAAACGCTTCAAAAGAGCAAATTGAGCCCCAAGAGGGCATTCAAGAACTCAAAATGAAGCTGGAACAGGAGCGCGCGGCCCGTATTGAGGCGGAAAAGCAGGCCCGGGCGGCCTACAGCTCGGCTGCCGAGGCCAAAAACGAGGTGCAGGACACCAACTTGCAGCTCGTGCGCAACGCCATCGACACGGTGAAGCGCAACAACGACATCCTCAAGTACAACTACAGCGAGGCCATGTCGGTCGGCGACTATACCAAGGCCGCCGAGATCCAAGAGACCATGGGAATGAACTCCGCCAAGCTCATGGAGCTGGAGCGGGGGCGGTCCCACATGGAAAACGCTCCCAAGGTGGTGGCCCCCGAGCCCCCGCGCCACTCCGACCCCGTGGAGGAGCTGGCGTCTCAGCTTTCCCCCCGCTCGGCGGACTGGGTGCGGCGCAATCCGCAGTGCGTGACTGACCCGCGCATGTACCAGAAGATGGTGGCGGCCCACAACATCGCCGTGGCTGACGGGTACACGCCCGACAGCGACGACTACTTCGGCCAGATCGAGGACACGCTGAAGATTAGCAAGCGCGTCAACACGGACTATGACGACGACCCTACCTCGGGCGCCGCCAAGGTCACTCAGCGCCGCTCGGCGCCCCCCGCAGCCCCCGTCTCGCGCGGCGGCGGCGGGACAGGCTCCCGCCCCAATGAGGTCCGCCTCACCCGGGACGAGATTGAGACGGCTCGCGACTTGGGCATGACCGAGAAGGAATATGCCCGCAACAAGATGCTCCTCAAGAAAGAGGGACGGATGCAATGAACGCCAAATTTCAACGTGTAATTGCCGAGAAGTCGGCCATGTCTACAACCCCGGAGCGCCCAGCCATGAGGCCAGAACTGCGTGAAGACGACCCCCGCGCCCGTGCAGCAGCGCGCGCCGCCCAGATCCGTGACGACAATGGCGGCATGGACGAGGGCACGGACGAGTTCTACATCCCCAAGGGCATGGTGCCGGAGGGCTGGGTCTACGAGTGGAAGCGCCACACGATCTGGAACCAAGAGGACCCGGCCTACACGGTGCAGCTTGCCCGCGAGGGCTGGGAGCCCGTGCCCGCCAGCCGACACCCGACTTGGATGCCCTCCAATTGGGACAAGGGCAGCATTGAGCGTAAGGGCATGATCTTGATGGAGCGCCCGAAGGAGATCTCTGACGAGGTGCGCCGCATCGAACACCGCCGCGCCCGTGAACAGGTCCGCATCAAGGAGTCGCAGCTCTCAGGTACGCCTGACGGCACGATGGACCGCGTGGCGCCCAGCATCAAGAAAACCTTCGACATGCCAATCCCCGAGGATCTTTAGGCTACGATCAGGGGGCCCTAACCGGCCCCCTTTTCTTTTGTTGCAATCTTATATATACTGCAACGTCAGGAACACATGTTGTTCTTTCCTCCCCCCGGCGCGGGAGGTTCGCTGCCCCCGGCTTCCGAGTCTCCCCGGTGCGAGATGACGAGCTTTCCCGTAAAAAGGAGAACCCGTCATGGCGAACACTGCCGCCTATAACGGTTTTCAGCAATACAGTGGCACTGGTTCCGCCCCGACCTATGAGCAGGTCGCGGTCCAGATCGCCTACAATGCTTCGGCCATCTTCTTTGGTGACCCCGTAAACCCCGACGCCAACGGCTACGTCGTTGTGGGCGTCACGACTGGCGCCTCCGCCAACACCCAGATCGCGGGCATCTTCGTCGGTTGCCAGTACCTGTCGGTCGCCCAGAAGCGTACCGTTTGGTCGAACTATTGGCCCGGCAGCGATGTCGCCGCAGCCAACGTCGTGACCGGCTACATCATCAACGACCCCAACGCCAAGTTTGTCGCCCAGTTCGGCAACGTCAGCGTCAGTCAGTCCTATGTGAACTCCGCTGTCGGGTTCAACATCGGCACGGGCAACACCTCCAACGGCATCTCGGGCGCCTTTCTTGCCACTCTCGGCACGACTGACACCACATTCCCGTTTAAGGTCGTGTCTCTCATTACTGACCCGCCCGGCGTGAACGGCACGGAGTCTGGTGCTTACCAGAAGGCTGTCGTGGCGTTTAACTTCGTCCAGACCAAGGCCCTTCCGGGCGTCTAACAAGGAGTAGGATCAATGGCTGTCAATCTTTCAGCGATTAAAGATCTTCTCCTCCCCGGTCTCCGGGGCGTTGAAGGTCAGTACGAGCAGATCCCGTCGCAGTACGACAAGATCTTCACCAAGCACGACTCGAAGATGGCTCTGGAACGCACCGCTGAGATGCGCTTCCTTGGCTACGCCCAGCTCAAGACCGAAGGCGGCCAGACCGCGTTCGACAACGGCGCTGGCGAACGCTTCGTGTACAATCAGGAGCACACCGAGATCGGCCTCGGCTACGCGATCACTCGCAAGGCCATTGACGACAACCTCTACAAGAGCCAGTTCGCCCCGTCGAACCTCGGCCTGACGCAGTCCTTTGCGCAGACCAAGGAAATCTACGGCGCCAACGTGCTGAACACCGCGACGACCTACAATGGGTCCATTGGCGGCGACGGCAAGGCCCTCGTGGCGTCTGACCACCCCATCGACGGTGGCACGATCTCGAACTACACCACCAACGACCTGAACGAGAGTACGCTGCTTGCTGGCATGATCGCCATCAGGACCAACTTCCGTGATCAGGCCGGTCTGAAGGTGTTTGCTCGCGGTCGTCGTCTGGTTATCCCGCCCGCTCTTGAGCCGGTGGCGATTCGCCTGACGAAGACTGAGCTGCGCCCCGGCACCGCCGACAATGACGTGAACGCTATCGCTTCCACGGCAGGCGGCCTCCCCGAGGGCTACATGGTCAATGACTACCTGACCTCGGCCCGCGCTTGGTTCCTGCTCACGAACATTGATGGGCTCTCCTATATGGAGCGCATTAAGTTCGAAACAGACATGCAAGTTGACTTCACTACAGATAATTTGCTTGTCAAAGGGTACGAACGCTACAGTTTCGGTTACTATAACTTCCGTTCTATCTTCGGAGCCTTCCCCACCTAAAAGCATTGGGGCGGGGCTTCGGTCCCGCCCTTCTTTCTAGGCAACCCGATCACGCAGACCGGCCTAGCGGGCGCTGCACAGACGGCGTGATCTCATCGTGCAGGAGGACCCCATGGGTACTACTACATTCACCGGCCCGATTCGGGCTGGCAATATCCTGAATACTTCGGGTACTACGCTCGGAACTGATATAGCCAATGTCGGCTATGTCGTCATGGCGCAGTCTTCTACGGTCACGCAGGCGAGCGGTGCAACCAGTATCGTCGTTCCGGCCAACAGCCAGATCCTCACCATCTCCGTCAACGTGACGACCGAGTTCACGGGCGCCGCCACCACGTTCGGTGTGGGGACAACTGCATCAGCCACGTTCTTCACAGCCGCAGCAGCCCTTGACGGCGTTGCGTTCGGCATTGTTTCGGCGGCTCCCGGCGACGACGCTACCCGCGCAGCCAACTGGGTTGACGTTGGGACAACTGACCGCAAAATTGCAGTCACCTCCACCAACACCGGCTCCGGCGTCGGCGTCATCACTGTAACCTACATTCAGGCCATCGACCTGACCGCCTAATAGGAGATCGTCATGAAGGGTAAGTCTGGAACTCGCGAAGCCAAGTCTCACACCGCCTACTCTGGCGGCAATAGCAGCGTGGCCTC